GTTGAGGTTCTCCTATCTGAACCTGATGATTTTCTTAAGGTTCGTGAGACACTAACTCGTATTGGTGTTGCTTCTCGCAAGGAAAAGAAACTCTACCAATCGTGCCACATCCTTCATAAGCAAGGAAAGTATTACATTGTTCACTTCAAAGAACTCTTTGCCCTTGATGGTAAGAGAGCAAACCTGACTGTGAACGATGTTCAACGTCGCAATCGTATTGTTCAACTGCTTGCTGATTGGGGTCTGATTGAGATCGTCGATGTCAGTAAGATTACCGATATCGCACCCCTGAATCAAATCAAAGTCCTGTCCTTCAAGGATAAGGGTGATTGGATTCTCGAAACGAAATATAACATTGGTCGTAAGAAGACCGAAGTAACCGAATAAATAGAACGTCACCTTTCGTGCGTGACACGCTACATACGGAATATACGCTACAAAATGACGGGATTCACCACCCGTCTTTTTTTGTCTTCTCTTATAATTAGTAATGGATGCCGAAAGGGTCCACACAATCTAATCTCGCTTTAATAAGGAGAAGTACAAATGACTAACCTCGCACGTTACTACGCTGACGATCTTCCTGCGCTTCTTGAACGGATTACAAGGAACAGTATTGGGTTGGATGATTACTTTGAACGAATCTTCGATGTTCAACAAACTTCATCTAACTACCCTCCGTATAATCTGATTCAGTTAAATAATCATGAGTCACGATTGGAAATCGCATTAGCAGGATTTAAAAAGGAGGAAGTTCATGCTTTCACGGAGTATGGAAAACTTTTTGTCGAAGGGGAAAAGGCAGACACCGAATCCGAATCGACGTTTATCCACAAGGGTCTGGCTCAAAGAAGTTTTAAACGAGCATGGACTTTATCCGACGACACCATCGTCAAAGATGTCACCTTCGAAGACGGACTACTCTCAATCACATTGGGAAGAGTAGTTCCCGAGCACCATCAACGAAAGGACTATCTCTAAATAGAACTGAATATCGTCGGCGCAATGCCACGGGAGGTAACTGGCAAAATCCAGTTGACACCTCCCATTTTTATTGCTATAATGATTAAGGATTGAAGTATCGTATGTCTGTAAAACTTGTTTTGCTCAAGTCTGGTGAGCAAGTGATTTCTGATCTAAAGGAACTTGTCGCAGAAGATAAGATTTATGGATTCTTGTTTGAAAATCCTTTGGTAGTCAGTACCAATACTGGAAACCTTTTGCTGACTGAGGACGGTATTCAAACACCAGATAGGTTAGATGTTCGTCTAGAGTCTTGGATTGCTCTGAGCGCAGATAAGAAAATGGTGGTGCCTAAAGATTGGATTGTCACCTATGTTAATCCGATCAAAGATCTTTTAGAAATGTACGAGGAATGTACCAATGGAGACGATGCCGATCAAGTGTCTTTTACTGAAGAATAATACTCTTCTGATCTCTCAGATTGAAGAGGTGATGGGGCAGATTGGTGAACCCGACTGTCGGTTGGTTAAACCATACATCGTAAATAGACCTTCACTTGAGATCGAAGACTGGTTGGATTTCACCAACCAAAATGATATAATGATTAGATCAGATGACGTTCTGACCTTTGTTGACCCCAAGGGTGAACTGCTTGACAAGTATTTGAAATCGATTGAATGAAGTTCTACACTAATGTTCAAATGGTCGGGGATCGGTTCCTTGTCCGAGGCTATGAAGATGGTAAACATTTCATGGTTCGGGAAGAGTACCACCCGACTCTTTTTGTGCCTTCTAAAAAACAAACCTACTATAAAACCCTAGAGGGTGAGTATGTTCAACCAGTTAAACCTGGCACCGTTCGTGACTGTAGGGAGTTCTTTAAGCAGTATGAGAACGTAGATGGTTTTGCCGTCTATGGTAATGAGAGGTATATCTATCAGTATATTGCTGACAAGTATCCAGAAGAAGAGATTAAGTTTGACATTAGTAAGATTCGTCTGCTGACCATTGATATTGAGACCCGTTCTGAGAATGGGTTCCCTGATGTCGAGTCTGCAGACCAGGAGATTCTTCTCATCACCATTCAAGACTACACTACCAAGGAGATTATCACTTGGGGTGTGGGTCCGTTCAAGTTGAAGCAGGGTAACCATTATTACAAGCAGTTCAACAACGAATATGACATGCTCTCTGACTTTAGTCAGTGGTGGGAAGAGAACATGCCTGATGTTGTGACTGGGTGGAATATCCAGCTGTTTGACATCCCGTACTTGGTAGGACGCATTGATAGGGTCCTGGGTGAGAAGAGGTGCCGTAGGTTCTCTCCCTGGGGTCTGGTGAGTCAGAAAGAACTGTTTATTAAGGGCAAGAAGTATAAGACCTATGACGTGGGTGGTATCACTCAGTTGGATTATCTAGAACTGTATCGTAAGTTCACTTACACCAACCAGGAATCTTATCGTCTGGACCATATTGCTTTTGTGGAACTTGGACAGAAAAAACTAGACCACTCTGAGTTTGATACCTTCCAAGACTTCTACACTAATGGGTGGCAGAAGTTTGTAGAATACAACATCATTGACGTAGAACTTGTTGACCGTCTGGAAGACAAGATGAAACTGATTGAACTTGCTATCACCATGGCATACGATGCTAAGGTGAATTATAACGATGTGTTTTATCAGGTGAGGATGTGGGACACGATCATTTATAACTATCTGAAGAAGAATAACATTGTTATTCCCCCTAAGAAGGATTCCTCTAAGAGTGACAAGTATGCAGGAGCCTACGTCAAGGAACCGATTCCTGGAAAGTATGATTGGGTTGTGTCTTTTGACCTTAATAGTCTCTACCCTCACCTTATTATGCAGTACAATATCTCGCCAGAAACCCTCCTTGAGGAACGGCATCCCACTGCATCTGTTGAAAGGATCCTGAAGGAAGAGGTAAACTTCGAGATGCACAAGGACTATGCAGTCTGTGCTAACGGTGCCATGTACCGTAAGGACGTGCGTGGGTTCCTTCCAGAACTGATGGATAAGATGTATGGGGAACGTGTCATCTTCAAGAAACGGATGCTTAAAGCAAAGCAGGAGTATGAGAAAACTCCTACCGACGCACTCAAGAAAGAGATTGCGAGATGTAACAATATTCAGATGGCAAAAAAGATTGCTCTTAACTCTGCTTATGGTGCCATCGGTAACCAATACTTCAGGTATTACAAGCTTGCTAACGCAGAAGCAATCACCTTGAGTGGTCAAGTCTCCATTCGTTGGATTGAGAATCGGATGAACGAGTACCTAAATAAGATTCTCAAAACAGATAACAATGATTACGTTATCGCTTCTGATACTGATTCAATTTATCTACATCTTGGTCCTCTTGTTGACCGTATCTTTCCTGACGGAGTATCTGATAAAGGGAAGGTCGTTGAGTTTCTCGATAAAGCTTGCCAAGATCAAATTGAGCCGTTCATTGACAAGAGTTACCAGACGTTGGCAACTTACGTTAATGCGTATGATCAGAAGATGCAGATGAAGCGTGAGAATATTGCCGACCGTGGCATCTGGACTGCCAAGAAACGGTATATTCTCAACGTATGGAACAGTGAGGGTGTTCAGTATTCTGAACCAAAACTTAAGATTATGGGTATTGAGGCAGTTAAGTCATCGACACCTGCGGCTTGCCGTGATATGATTAAGGGTGCTCTAAAGTTGATGATGACGGGCACAGAAGATGACATTATTACTTACATCGACAACTGTCGCAGTAAGTTTAAGTCACTTCCTCCCGAGGGTGTTTCCTTCCCAAGGACAGCATCCGACGTGCAGAAATACAAGAGTAGTAATAGCATCTATATGAAGGGAACACCCATTCATGTCCGTGGTGCTCTTCTCTTCAATCACCTTATTAAAGATAGGAAACTCACCAATAAATATTCTTTGATTGATAATGGAGAAAAGATTAAGTTCTGCTATTTGACGAGTCCAAATCCCATTCATGAGAATGTGATTTCCTTCATTCAGGATTTCCCAAAAGAACTGGATTTGACTAAGTATGTTGACTATGATCTGCAGTTTGAAAAGTCTTTTCTAGATCCCCTTAAAATCATTCTTGATGTTATTGGATGGAACGTTGAGAAAACCGCAAACCTTGAGATGTTCTTTTTATGAAAACCTACTCTATATTTCCTGAACCAGTATCTGTATTTAAATACGACGATAATCTAAAGGTTTTAAAGAACGTTAGAAAGATTATTGAATCTACTAAAGCTGATGGGTATCAAGATGGTAGATCTTGGTGGCAAAATGATGTCCTGAAAAAATCAGAGTTCAAAGGTCTTCATGATTTTATCGTGGAGTCTGCCAATACTTTTGCCAAAGATGTTGTATCATACAAGTATCAGAATTTTATTCTCTTAGATTCTTGGATCAACCTTTGTGACAGAGGTGGTTTTCAATACAGACACAATCACTCAAACTGT